GTCAAATTATAAAAGAATTAAAATGCATGGAAAATTTATTAAAACCAGAAAACAAACATCATGTTCTTTTTGTAGACTATGATGAGATTGTAGATAAACCACAAGAAACAATTAATAGAATATACAAATTTTTAGGTATACCAAAATACAAACATAGGTTTAAAAATTTTAAACAAATAGAAGTAAACGGTTTGAAATATAACGATGCAATATTTGGTAAAGGTATGCATACTATAAAAACTAAATCTTTAATAAAAACAAAAAGAGATATTACAAAGTTGTTGCCACAAGAAATTATACAGACGTATGGAAAAATTAAATTCGTGTAAAGTATTAGTGTTTGGATTACCTGGATCTGGTAAGACCACGTTTGCAAGACAGCTTGCAGTTAACATAGCTTATTTTAATGCTGATGATGTTAGAAAGATGTTTAACGATTGGGATTTTTCTATGGAGGGAAGAATACGTCAAGCAGAAAGAATGTATTGTTTAGCAAACTTAGTTGATGGTCCCTCAGTAACAGATTTTATATGTCCTTATAATGATAATAGACAAGACTACGACGTTACAGTGTGGATGAACACAATTAAAAAAGGTAGGTTTGATGATACAAACAAGATGTTTGAAAAACCTCACTATTGCACTTTTGAAATAAAAGACTATAATTACGATCATATTATAAAAGAAATAAAGAAGAAATTATGAAATTTGATTTTGTATATTTAGGTCAGACTGTTTTAAAATACCAAGTCCCTCTAGAAATATTTGTAGGTCTTAATGAAATTTACGAGAGAAAAAAGAAACAATTACCAAAAGCAAACAAACAGTTAGTGGGTAAGATACAAGATGAAGTATCTTTATTTTACTCAGGTCCTAACAATGATAAAATGCATCAGCATTCTTTTCTACCAAATGATATATTACAATGGTTTGATTCTATATTTGATCATTATCTTAAATGGAATAAAATAGGTCCTAACAATAGATCTATAAATTCCATTTGGGTCAATGAAATGAAAGCACATGAATATAATCCTGTGCATATTCATCAAGGTAAACTCTATACAGGTTTGTCTTCTGTAATGATTTTAAAATTACCAAAAGAAACAGGTGTAGAATATTCTGCTAAAGAAAAACCTATGAATGGTAGATTACAAATTATTGGTGCAGCAGCTGGCCAGTTTTCTAAAACAGATTATTCTCCCGACATGAAGATTGGTGATTTTTATGTTTTTCCTTATGACATGAGACACTGCGTTTATCCATTTAATGGAACAAAAGAAACAAGAAGAACTTTGGTTTGTAATGTAGATGTTGATTACAATCCTGTATCTTCAAGAACAGGTATGGGACAATACGAGGAGTTAAATAAATAAAATGATACCAAGAATGCCAAGATGGCAAAGTTATGTTGCTACGACCACAAACCCAATATTTACACCAGAGCAATGTCAAATGATTATAAAAGCTGGTCATCAATGTGCACCAGAAGATGCAAAAGTTGGCGGAGGTGATGGCGGTAAATATGACACTAAGAAAAGAGTTACAACCATATCTTGGATACCTTTTGACAAACTACCACAGATGTATAAAATTATTGAAAATCAATTATCCATTGTAAATTTAAATCATTTTTATTTTGATGGTGTAAGACTTACAGAGCCTGCACAGTTTACAGTGTATCCTAAAAAAGGTTTTTATGATTGGCATATGGATTTAAATGCGTTTGGTGGAAATGGAGAGAACCCAATACGTAAAATATCAATGACATGTTTGTTGTCAGATCCATCAGAGTTTACAGGTGGAGATCTTCTTTTTTCAGAGATGGGTGATAACAAACCCCTGCCCTTGAAACAAGGACAAGCTATATTTTTTGCATCATTCTTAAGACACAAAGTTGCACCTGTTAAAAAAGGTGTAAGAAAATCTTTAGTAATGTGGTTTGGAGGACCACCTTTTAAATGAATCAGCTTCAAAGAAAAATATTATTTCCAACTGCTGTTTATTTTAAAGATATACCTAACGCTAAAAAACTTAATAAATATTTATTTAAAGAAATAAAGAAGTGGCGTAAAGCAGATCCTGAAGGAGAAAAGAAAACAAACTCTGGTTTTGGCTGGCACAGTAAAACCGACATGGATAAAAGAAAAGAATACAAACCTCTTATAGATGAACTATTTAAAATGGCTTACGAATGTAATGCAGATTATGGCATTAAAGATAAACTAGGACTTGGTAATATGTGGGCTAATATTAATCCAACATACAGCTATAATAAAACACATACACATCCTAACTCCATGTGGTCAGGTGTGTACTATATCAAAGTACCCAAGAACTCAGGTAAACTATTTTTAGAAGATCCTAGACCAGGTCCAAATACGTATATGCCTAGAAGAGTAGATAATCTACCCGAACAATTATGGAGAGTATGTGCTTATGAACCCATGGAAGGACGTATGATTTTTTTTCCATCGTGGCTTCCCCACGGTGTTGATATAAACATGAATACAGAAAAAGGTGAAAAGAACTGGAGAATATCTGTATCTTATAATTTTATACAAATATGAGTTTTAGTAAAAAGAAATATCAAGTTATACGTGGTGCTATATCAAAAGAAGTAGCAGACATAGCATATACATACCTACAAATATCAGCAGAAGCAGATCATTGGATGTTAAACAATGGTGTAACTCATGCAGGTAACAAACTTGTAGGTAATTTTAACGATGCACAAGTTCCAAACTCTTATGCTAAATATGGTGATAGGTTGATGGAAACACTTCTAGTTAAAACCATAGATGTAATGCAGAAGAAAACAGGGCTTAAATTGGTGCCTACTTATTCTTACACGAGACTCTATAGAAAAGGTAATATTCTTAGAAGACATAAAGATAGACCTAGCTGTGAGATATCGACTACATTGAATCTAGGTGGAGATGCATGGCCTATATTTATCGATCCTACAGGGTCTGACAACGTCATAGATGAGTATAAAGGCATACATAGGCCTGGAGCACCCAAAGGTGTAAAAGTAGACTTAAAACCCGGAGATATGCTCATTTACTCTGGATGTGATTTAGAGCACTGGAGAGAGCCTTTTGAAGGCAAACTATGTGGTCAAGTATTCCTACACTATAATCATGCAGACGGAAGGTTTGCAAAGACCAATTTGTATGATAAAAGACCTATGCTAGGAATAGTCAAATAACAACGCAATCTAATATAATCTGGAGATCTATGCTACAAAAGATAGGGTTTCAACCTGGTATAAATAAACAAATTACGGCAACAGCTGCAGAAGGTCAGTGGATAGACTGTGATAATGTCCGTTTTAGGTATTCTACACCCGAAAAAATAGGTGGTTGGAAACAGTTGGGTGCTGACAATGTAACAGGTGCAGCTAGAGCTTTACATCAATTTACAAACAGTGAAGGTAGAAAGTATTCTATTATAGGAACAAATAGAGTTTTATACGCATACTCGGGTGGTGTGTTTTATGACATACATCCAATCAAATCTACAACAACACTTACAAATGCTTTTACAACATCTAACGGGTCTACTGAGGTCACTATAAATTTTTCTGGTGATCACAACATATCAGCAGGAGATATAGTTTTATTAGATAATTTTTCAACTGCTACTAATTCAAACTTTGATTCTGATGATTTTGATGACATAAGATTTATGGCAACAACTGTGCCATCTTCAAATAAAATTACAATTACAATGCCTTCTGCGGAAACAGGTTCTGGAGCATCTCAGTCTGGTGGTATTAGGGTAAGACATTATTTTAGTGTAGGTCCTGACGTGCAAGCACAAGGTGATGGTTGGTCACTTGGATCTTGGGGTGGAACAGAGGTAGGTGCTTTTACAACAGTTTTATCTGCAGACATATCATCATCCTCTACAAGCATAACATTAAATGATGCATCACAATTCCCATCATCAGGAACTAGTTTTATTCAAATAGGAACAGAGGAGATATCTTACACAGGTCTTTCAGGTAATACTTTAACAGGTGTAACCAGAGGTGTAAGAAACACAACCGCAGCATCACACACAGCAGGAGCCACAGTTACCAATTCTTCAAACTTTGTAGCATGGGGTGAAGAGGCATCAGGAGACTTAACTGTAGAACCTGGTATGTGGTCTATTGATAACTTTGGCGATAAAGCTATTTGTTTAATTACTGACGGTGAGTGTTTTGAATGGAACTCAACAGCAACAAACGCCACATCAAGCAGAGCAACTATTATTACCAACGCTCCTACGGCGTCAAGACACATGCTAGTGTCTACACCGGATAGACACTTAGTTTTCTTTGGAACAGAAACAACGATTGGTGATAAGACTACACAGGATGATATGTTTATTAGATTCTCAGACCAAGAGGATATTAACACGTACACACCTACAGCGACCAATACAGCTGGTACACAGAGACTGGCTGACGGATCACGGATCATGGGAGCGATTAGAGGTAGAGATGCAATCTATGTTTATACGGATACAGCTTTGTTCTTACAAAGATTTGTAGGTCAACCGTTTACGTTTGCATTTATACAAGTTGGTACAAACTGTGGACTAGCAGGTAAAAATGCAGTTGTAGAGGTAGATGGAGCTGCATACTGGTTTTCAGAAAATGGTTTTTTTAGATATGCTGGTGCTTTAGAAACATTACCTTGTCTTGTAGAAGATTTTGTTTATGACGATATTAATTTAGAACACGGTAATCAAATGATAACTGTAGGACTTAATAATTTGTTTGGTGAGATTATGTGGTTTTACCCAACCGCAAACTCTTCTGTGGTAAACAGAATGGTTTGTTATAATTATCAAGACTCATCACCAAAAAGACCAATATGGACAGTGGGAACATTAGCTAGAACTGCATGGGCTGACTCTGCTGTATTTGGAAGTCCACACGCTTTAGAATATGATGCAGACGGAGTAGAACCAGCAACTTCATCTACATACGTGCAAGGAAACACAGATGGTATTTCAACATACTACCAACATGAAACAGGGACCGATCAAGTTAAAGGTGGAACAGTGACAGCTATTACAGCTAACATATTATCAGGGGACTTTGATATTACGCAAAGAGTTATTAGAGGCAAACAAACTAATATCGCAGACCTTAGAGGCGATGGTGAATTTTTAATGAAGATAAGAAGATTTATACCAGACTTTGTATCTCAAACTGGTAATACAAGAATAACATTAAATTTAAAAAATTACTCTAATGACACAGCTTCTAGTTCGTCACTTGGACCTTTTGATATTAGTTCATCTACAACAAAAGTGGACACGCGTGCAAGAGCGAGAGCGATAGCTCTTAAAGTAGAAAACATAAGCACGTCTCAAGACTGGAAATTAGGAACTTTTAAATTAGATATACAATCGGATGGTAGAAGATAATGGCAAAAATAGTGCAAGTATTAACAAGACCTAGTGAAGAATACAAACAATCCGTAGCAGATGCACAGGTTAGAGATCTCGATGGTGTAATACAAAAATTAAACACAACGTATCAACAAGAACTTAAGGATGAAGTAGAAGCCTCAAACTTCTTTTTAACATAATGGCAAATAGTTTTATAAATAAAAAAGCAGACTTAACAACTACAGATCTTACAACACTGTATACAGTGCCTTCTTTTAAGACTGCTGTTGTAAAATCAATTTTAGTATCTGAAGATGCAGGATCAGGGGCTAATATAACAGTGACGTTAGTGGACGCATCGTCTAATATATTTAGCTTATTTAAAACAAAAGCTATATCTTCAAATGCTACAACAGAGCTTCTAACACAGCCTCTTGTTTTAGAGGCGGGTGAGGCTTTGAAAGTCCAGGCCAGCGATGCAAATGAATTGCATGTGGTGGCTTCAATATTAGAAATAGAACCAAGAGAGGTAATAACGTAATGCAGACAATAAAACCAGAAAAGATAATAACAACCATATCTAACCTAAAAACAGGTGAGGTATACAAAACAGATGACGAATGGAGAGCAAAAGGCGTTCCAGAAGCAGAGATTAGAAGAGACGTTAAAGTAATAATGCCTTCGCTTGATTTGTTCCCAAAAACCAAGTAGTGTGAAAAAATGTCAATAATTAGATCAAATATAGCCAGACAATTACTAGCCGAAGGTGGAGCACCTAGAGCATCTTTCAAAAGTGGTGGTAAAGGTAGAGACAGAGACGTTCAAATGAGCGGTGTAGCTCCGTCATCGCCAAGCACCACAGGTTTTGAAGGGTCTCCTGAAATGGGTGGTAGAGGAACAACAGAGACATATGGTTTTGATCAAAGCGATGATACACCTCAAGATAATTTTAAAACTAGATCTCTTCAAAATCAAATAGATCTTGAATTAGGTCTTAAAAATTTTCGTAACATGTTAAATCCTTTTGCTAAACCTGAATTGCCACCAGAATTTTATTACAATAAAGATATGTTTAATGAAGATTTAGATCAATATGGATTATCTGGTAAAAGTTTAGAAAGGATTGGAAACTTACAAAAAGGTTTAGATACATTTAAAAAGACGGGTGAACTATCACAATCAGATTTTGAAAAAGCTTTCTTTGGTCCTGGTGGAAAACCACCAAAGGGAGAGGGTGGAGATAATGAACCTATAAAAAAATTACGAGCACCTGTTACAGAAAAAAAAGAAGAACCAAAAGGTGAGTTTGATGACATATTAAAATTCTATGGTGCGAGGTTTGCAAGAGGTGGTAGCACAGGTTTTGAAGGGTCACCAGAAATGGGTGGTAGAGGAACAGAAGATACATATGGTTTTGATCAAAGCGGACCGGCAGGAGATGGCGGTGATAATGAAGGTGGACCACCAATAGTTATGGGTGGCAGAACAGAACCACCTATGCCAACTTTTCAAAATTTACAAACTCATTTTGCTAACAATGCAAAATTAGAAGAAGCGGTTAAAATGGGTTTAATAACAAATGAAGAATATAATGTATTAGGTGGTTATGATGCTAGACAAACTTTGGGTTTAGGACCTGTTGATACTTTTGTAACTTCTGGTCTTTATAATATAGCTCAATCATTAGGTAAAGGTAGAGGAAATCAACCTTTCTCTGAAATACCTGGAGATGTTATGAGAAATGTAAAAGGTGCTAGCACTAAAGGAATTAGTCCAGAGTTACAAGGAAAATACAATCAAATTATTAACCCTCAAATGAAAGACGGTGGTGAAGTAAGACAAAACTATGGTTTAGGTAGCATTGTAAAGAAAGCTACAAGAGCTGTTAAGAAAGTTGCAAAGTCACCAATAGGTAAAGCTGCACTGTTTGCAGGATTAGGTGCATACGGTTTAGGTGCAGGTCCTTTTAAAGGAGTTGCAGGCTCTGGGTTTTTAAAAGGCCCACTAGCTAAAAAATTATTTTTATCAGATCCTACTAAAGGTTTTGCGTTAAGTAATATAAACCCATTTACAGCAATATTAGGAACATCATTGGGAGCAGGGCTTTTATCTGAAGACGATGAAGAGGATGAAAAATTACCAACGCAGGCTCAATCAGATCCAGAGTTTCAAAATCTATTAGCATTCTACGGTGGTCCTAGAAGATTTGCTGCAGAAGGTGGTATGATGGAGCAAGATGAAATGCTAGATTTAAATGGCAATGAGATGGATTTAAGAGGTGGTGGTTTTGTGCCATTAGGAGAATATGAGAAAAAAGACGATGTGCCAGCAAGATTATCTAAGAATGAGTTCGTCTTCACGGCTGATGCGGTAAGAGCAGCAGGTGGAGGAAGTGTTGATAGAGGCGCAGATTTAATGTATAAAACAATGAAACAACTGGAGAATAAAGTAGTCTAATGGCTGTACAAGAACAAATATCAAGACCCGCACCGTTTATAGAAGATATTGGTAAAGATTTTGCCAAATCGCTTATTGGTGTTACAGGATTACCAGCACTTGCAGCAGACATATCGGGTCAGTTAACAAAAAGAACGGACCCCGCAACAGGTGAATTAGAAACAGATGAAGCGTTTCAAAGACGACAGGATATTGCTAGAGAAAGATTTCAAACATTTGAACAAACAAAAGCAGCTCAAGCACCATTTGCACCACAAGTTGCAGGACAAGATCCATTACAAACAAGAGCAGCAGAATTAGCAGGACAAGGTGTTGGATCGTTTCAACCCTTTATAGATAGAGCAAGTTTACAA